CGCACAGCGGCACGACCCTGACGCGGGGCACGCTGGAGGCGAGCAGCACGGGGTCTGCGCTGAGTCTCACCAGCGCGGCGGTGGTGCGGGTGGCTGCACCGGCTGAGACATTCCAGCGCCTGACCCGCTTACAGCAGATGGTGACGCCGGGTGGCCGGCTCACGACCGAAAGCGGCGTACCTGTGAGCACGTCAGACCGCACGGCGCAAAGCACGCTGTACTACACGCCATTCGTGCATGACGGCATCGTGCTTTGGGATGGTAGCGACTGGCGCCCGGTCACTTTCGCCGAAACAAGCATCGCGCTTTCGGGGCTGACAAGCGGCAGGCCCTACGATGTTTTTGGCTATCTCAGCAGCGGAGTGCTGGCGCTGGAACTGCTGGCGTGGACGAACGACACGACGCGCGCCACGGCGGTGACGCTGCAGGATGGTCGCTACTGCAAGAGCGGCGACAAGACGCGGCTGCTGCTGGGGTCAATCTACACAACGGGCACGACGACCACGGAAGACAGCCAAGTCAACCGCTACGTGGGCAACGTCTACAACGCTGTGCCGCTGCGGATGTTCTCGTGCCCAGCCTACGTGGACAACAACACGGTGACGAGCTATTCGCACACTTCAACGACTTGGATCGAGGCAAACGGCGGCACTGGGTCGAGGGCCAATTACATGCTGCCGTTGCCTGCAATGGTGTCTATTGGGATTCAGGCGGTAGGCGATCCTGCTGGTGCCACCAGCATTGGCGCAGGGGTGGGCAACGACTCAGCGACCACGGCGAGCATTGAATTGTTGGGCGTCACCAGCACGCGGATTTCTGCATCTACGGTGGCGCGATTCCAGCAGCCGCCCGGGAAGCATTACGGCGCGCTGCTGCTGCGAGTGAGCGGAGGCACGGCCACCATTTATGCCGACAACAACCGCAGCGGCGGCGCATCTGATCCCGCGCTCACCCACATTCACGGCGAGGTGTTGGCATGATCCTTGATCCGATCATTGCGCTGCTTGCGCAGATAGAAGGCGTGCAGCATGTCCGTGGCGGCGGAGGTGTGTATGAACTGGTGCTAACGGACGGCACCAGCCGCGAAGCCACGCAAGCCGAAATCCTGCCCGCAGCACAGGCGCAGATGGCCGCCACCATCCGCGCAGACTGCGAGCGCAGGCAGTTCACTGAGGGCGTGCCGTTCGGCGGCGTGCGCTGGCAGAGCGACGAAAAGAGCCGAGGCCGATACGCCATGCTGCAAGGCTTCGCCACGCTGGCGCTGATGCAGGGCGCGACGATGGAGAGCCCGGTGGCCGATCCTTCGACCGGGCAGACGGTCAACTGGAACGCGATGGGCGGCGTGTCTGTGCCGCTCACGGTCGGGCTGCTGCTCGGGATGCTTCAAGCCGCAGCGGGGCGCGAAAACGCCTGCGACACGCGCTACCGTCAGCATGTGGCCGCGCTGAATGAACTGACCGACCCCGCTGCCGTCCTGGCCTACGACTTCAGCACAGGCTGGCCTGCGTGATGTTTCCGCTGCAGCTTCCGTATCCGTTCGCGCAGCCGCCAGCGGCACCGCCCCCCGTTCTCCCCACCCTGTCCTGCTTAATTCCAACCAACATCTCCCAATCAACAATCCAACCAAGGTACGAACTATTGTTTGCGTAAACGATGAATCAAAGTAGTAAACAGAAGCAAGTTGTTATCAGTCCAGCAAGTAAAAAGCAGGAGATGTTTCTTAATTCTGATGCTACTATTACTTTGGCGGGCGGTGCTGCTGGAAGTGGTAAGACTTATACATCTCTTTTAATTGCATTAAAATTCATGCAACACCCTCGTGCTACGGGGGTTATTTTCCGTAGAACAAGCAAGATGCTTACCTCGCCAGGGAGTATCTGGCATGAAGCTGTAAATCTTTACACAAGTCTTTTTCCTGATATCAAGATTAGACATAGAGAAACTGAAATGGTGTTCCCTAACGGAGCATTGTTAAAGTTCTCACACATGCAGCACGCTAGTAATATGTATGATCACAAAGGTGGTCAGTACAGTGTAGTAATCTTTGACGAAGCAACAGACTTTGAAGAAGAAATGGTGGTGTACCTTTTGTCTCGTATGCGTAATGCTTACGTTGACTATACACCTCAGATGTTCTTGATGACTAACCCAGATTACAACAGTTTCTTGCGTTTGTGGATTCAGGACTTCTACCTAGACCCGACTACAGGTATTCCTAATCCTGACAGAACAGGACACAAGCGTTACTTCTTCCGTCAAGGCAATACGATGCTTTGGTACAACAGCAAAGAAGAAGCTGAAGCTGTTCATGGAAGCGGTCCTGCTAGTGGTTTAAGTAGTTTCACATTTATCGGTGCTACTTGTATTGACAATCCACCTCTTCTTAAAGCTCAACCTGATTACCTTTCTCGCCTAATGTCTCTACCTCGTGTAGAGATGGAAAGGTTGCTGCACGGTAGCTGGTTTGCTAGACCAGAAGCCGCAGGTTTATGGAAACGTGAGTGGTGTCAATTAGTTGATTACCCAAACGCTAGAGCTACACAGCGTATCAGAGCTTGGGACTTTGCTTTTAGTAAACCTTCAGAACAATACCCAAATCCTGACTGGACTCGTGGTGTTTTAATGTCTAAAGACAAAAGTAAGGTTTATACTGTAGAGGATGTTGTATCTATCAGAGATAGAGTACATAAGGTTGAAGAGTTAATCTTTCAGACAGCTATTCGTGACGGTAAGGGTGTTACGATTAGTATCCCGCAAGACCCTGCTGCTGCTGCTGGAGCTTATGCTAAAGACTTGCAGCGTAGATTAGCTGAGATGGGTTATTCTTGTAGGTTGACAAAGCCTGTAAAATCTAAGGTAACTCGTTTTGCGCCTTTCAGTAGTGTAACACAAGCCGGTTTTGTTCAAGTTGTCCGTGCGGATTGGAACAAAGATTTCTTTGAAGAACTTGAGAATTTCGACGGTGATCCTAAGAAAAAAGATGACCAAGTTGACTGCTGCTCTGATTGTTTCTTGCTACTTAACAAAGAATTGATGCTACCTACGTTTGCTTTACCTGATTTCTCAGCAGGTTCTAGCTTCGGTTACCAACAAAACAGACTGCAAGAAATCTCTAACGATATACAGACGCTAACATTTAAGAATTAACTAGGAGTAAGTCTCTATGGCGACAAGCCGCAAAGCAATTACTAAAGTAGTAGACAAACCAGAGAGATTTACGATTAGTGAACTTGGGTATAACGGCGAGAAGATGTTCGACGGTGTATCTCAGGCTGAACTCTCAAAAGAACTTAATCATCCGCACAGCATTCAGACCTACAAGGAAATGTCGTATCACCCTAGCGTGAATGCGGCTCTCACCTTGTACAATAGTATGATGCAAAAAGCATCTTTTCGTGTAGTTGCACCCAAAGATGCTAGCAAGAAAGAAAAGAAGCAAGCTGAACTTGTAGAATCTATGTTGCATGACATGGATGTTCCAATGGAAGATGTGATAAACGATATCATGTCTATGGGTACTTACGGTTTTTCTGTGCTTGAAAAAGTATATCGCAGAAGGCTTAAGAAGAACGGTAGTAACTTCGATGACGGAGTGATTGGTATCAAGAAGCTAGCACTCCGTAATCAGGAAAGTATCGACAAGTTCTTGTTTGACGAAAGCGGTAATAATCTTGTAGGTGTAAAGCAAGACCTATCTTTGCTGCACGACCCTTACAACCGTTACAGTAAGCGTCAGAGTATGACCGTTGTTCTTCCTCGTGAAAAGTTCATGCTCTTTAACGTAGGTAGAAACCGTAACAATCCTTATGGGGTGTCTCCGCTTCGTGACGTTTATCTGCCTTGGAAATATCTCACAAGTATTGAAGAACTGGAGGCGGCTGGTGTTTCTAAGGATTTGCAAGGATTGCCAGTATTAACGGTTCCCGCAGAGTATATGTCCGAAGACGCCTCTGAAGGTCAGAAGGCTCTGTTTGAACAGATGAAGTCTATTGTTCGTAATCTTCAGAACAATACTCAATCTGGTGTTATTCTTCCTAGTACAGTAGACCCTGAAACTCGTCAACCTTTGTTCGGCTTGAAGTTACTTTCTACAGAAGGCGGCAAGAAGAATTATGACACTGATAAAGTCAAAGAGTACTACCGTACCATGATCTTTATCGGCATGTCTGCTGATATTTTGTTGATGGGTAACACACAAACAGGTTCGTTTGCTCTCGGTAGTATCAAGTCTTCACTTACTGGTGCTTTCATTGAAAGTATGCTTAAACGAATTGTTCAAGTATTCAACGAAGACCTTATCAAGCAGATTTACGAACTTAACTCTTGGGATACTTCTCGTCGTTGTCAAATCGAATATGACGGTGTTGAAGATGTTGACCTTGATAACTTCAGTAAAGCTATCCAACGTATTGGTGCAACTGGTTTCTTACCAAAGAATGTTGACGTTGTTAACAAAATCTTGTCTCAACTTGATATCACAACGTTGGACGAAGACGCTGACTTGGAATCTTTGCTTCCAGATAAAACAACTCGTGCTGGTGAAGGTATGGAATCTGGAATGGGGAATGGTACAGGTGAAGGTGTTGCTGACACGGACACTACAACAAGTAACACAGAAAACTAAAGGAAATATATGGCTGTAGTCGGCACAAAAGGTCAACAGGTTGACCTCTTAATTCGTCAAGGGGCCTCCCTTGGTCCTGTTGCTTGCAGGTTAACAAATCCTGACACCTCTCCCATGAATCTTACTGGTGCAACCATCAGGGCTCAGATTCGTAAAACAGCGTCTGACGCTCTTAGTACAGGCGCTGCTGCTGTTTGTACTGTAACCAATGCAGCTAACGGTGAATTCACTTATGAATTTACTGTAGAAGATACTACTCTTCTAACAGCAGACGCTACTTCCGAAAGCGCACCAGCTTCTGTGTACGTTTGGGACATGGAACTTGAGGACTCTGTAGGTAGAGTTACACCTTTAGTTTATGGCACCGTAAACGTCTTCCGTGAGGTTACTAAGACACCATGACAGTAACTATTGAGAATAAAACAATCGGTCTTACTCTCAATCCAGCTTCTCCTGTAACTTTAACAATTGATGAGACACCTCCGATTGTTGTAGAAATTACTAACGGTCCTGCTCTTGATCTTACTATTGATGTACCCTCGGATATTACCTTGCAGATGGAGTCTGGTCAAGGTCCGAGTGGTGTTTACGGTAGCTCAGAGTATAGTATTCGCATTGATCAAGTCGATGCTAACACTGTTTACCGTGGAGAGGCTGCACCGGGTAGCTCTGAATCAATGACTGTCTGGAGAATTCAGCGAATTACTATTTCCGGCAGCACAACGACTGTTCTTTGGGCAGGCGGCAATAACAGTTTTACAAACAGATGGACGGATCGACTGTCCTTGTCTTATACCTAATAGGAAACAAACATGGCTACTTTTAATCCGTTCTTGGACTTTACTGAACAACTTGCTCGCGGTGTGCATCAAATTGGTACACACACCTATAAGGTTGCTCTCACGAATACCGCACCTATCAACACTCAAACCGGTTGGTCGCTTGCTAACCACCCTGCTCCTGTTGCTGCTAACGGCTACCCTGCTGGTGGTGCTTCTGTTACTGTGACTATTTCCGAAACTGCTGGTCTTACTACTGTGCAGGGTCAAGAAGTAACGTTCACCGCTACTGCTGGCGGTATCGGTCCTTTCCGTTATGCTGTTCTATACAACGACACAGCAACTTCTCCTGCTGACGCTGCTGTAGCTTTTTGGGATTACGGTGCTTCAATTACTCTTGGTGAAGCCGAAGCAATTAAGCTGCGCTTCAATAACCAGAGTCCTGGCACGATTTTAACCGTAGCATTTGCTGCATAAGGTGCTGTATGAAATCCTTGAATATAGTCTTTTCAAGGAGTTCTAACCCGTTTGCTGCTGCGATTCGGGCTTATCCTCCTTCTGGTCCTTACAGTCATTGCAGCATCTTCCTTGAGGAAGAAAACAAGATCATTGAAAGTCTCGCATCGAAGTTTGGTGTAATTGAAAACACAGTAGAAAAGTTAAAAGATAGAGCATCTGTTCTCAAGATGCTTTCTTTTAGTGTACCTGAAGAAAATTTAATTATTGCTAACGAGTGGGCTAATTCCACTGTTGGTGATGGTTACGACTGGTCTTACGTGTTCAGTATTCCTTTTAGGGTCAGAGATTGGCATCAAGAAGGTGACTGGGCCTGTAGTGAACATTGTGCTGTTTATATTGAAAAAGCGAAGATTCCGATTATTGCACCGGGGTTGCACGGTTTAACACCAATGCACCTTTATAGTATTATGTATGCTGCGGGAGCTAGAGAAAGGGCCTTTTAATGGCTACAATTTACGCAGTTCTATACTACGACGAGTTCGGTTTTCCTCCGACAGTAAATCAAGTAAAAGCAGGACAAGACCCTTTTACTTTACCTGCTATTTGGTCTGGTAGTATTACTTCACCAGAAACATCTGGAACTTTTGAATGGCCGACAATCATTAGTGGACTAACACTCGACCCGCTTTACATGCGTGTTGCGATGGTGTGGTCTGATGGTACTAATGACACTGCTGTAGCTGAATCTGCGCCCTTCTTTATTCCGTATGAACTGAATCTCGAACCGAAGCAAGTTACGGTTACTGGACAGTCTGCAGAGTTTCTTAGAAACCTAAATCTAAGCCTACAATCTGCAGAAGTTCAATTACAAGGTTTTGCTGCTAACTTTGTAAGAAATCTGAACATAAACCTTGAACCTAAACAGGCACAAGTACAGGGCTTTAGCGCAGATTTTAGTACAGAAAAAGTATTTAATTTAGAGTCTAAGCAGATAGTTGTACAAGGTTTTAATGCCCAGACTCCTAGAACTTATTCGTTTGTCTTAGAACCAAGTCAATTAACGGTAACTGGTTCTGTTATAGACTTTGCTAATACTTTTGTCCTTAATCTAGAGCCTAGACAAGTAAACATTCAAGGTTTTAATACAACAGAAGTAAGAACTGTAGTACTTCAAGCTAATATCGGTTCGTTCTTTGTACAAGGTTTTGATCTTAGTGATACAACTGATTTAATCTTCCCGTTAGAACCTAGACAGGTGACTGTACAGGGTTTTGATCTGCAATTCCAGGCAGATAGGTTATTTGGTCTAGAGTCTAAACAAGTTGAAACTCAAGGTCAACCTGCTCAACTTGTAGCCGAAAGATTACTGGTTCTTAACTCAGGTGCTGTTGTTGTACAAGGTTTTGATGTTGCAATAACAGCAGAAATTTTGTTCCCTCTGCTTGCTGCTGAAGTAAGAATCCAGGGCTTTAACGCTGCGTTCATAACAGAACGTAATCTGCTAGCGGAACCTAAAGAAGTAATTGTACAAGGTTTTCCTGCTATCTTCGTTGGTTCTTACATCTATCCAGAACCTGCCTTTGTTAAGGCTGGTGTAACTTACGGTCCTTCTGGTAGTGATTTTATCGGAGAATTTAGGTTTAACCCTAGCTTCGATATTATGACAGGTAACTTTGTGACACAATCTTCCTATGAGATTTTACCTTTTGGTCTTGAAAGTAACATTACTACCTTGACAGCGAATCTTGTAGCTGAAGGTGTTTTGTTCGGTACTGACAGCTTGGGTACAGCTAAAGGTTTCATTAGTTACGATGTAAACACAGGAAGAATTGCAAATCCTGTAGCAGATAAGGTACTTGTAGTAGTATAAAGTAATAATTTACTTGACTTATCAGGTATATTGTGATATACTATTATGAGTGCCTAAGTGCAATTACATATTTTACAAGGAAAGCACTTGGATAAAATCAAAGTATTAAAAGTAGAAAAGTCCAAGAACGAAGAACTTAAGCAAGTTACTTACGTTGCTATGCTACCGGACTCTACTGATTTGCACGGTGATTTTACCAGTGCAGAAGACGTTCGTAAAGCCTGCCATAACTTCAATAAAAGTGCAAAGCGGACTAACCTTTTCCATAAGGTCATGTCCGATAGCTTTGAAGTAATTGAGAGTTATATTGCACCGACAGATTTTATGCTTGACGACAAAGTTGTACTAAAAGGGACATGGTTAATGTCCTTTCAGGTACACAACGAGGAAGTTTGGAGCATGATCAAGTCTGGTGATATTTCAGGAATTTCGATTGGTGCTATGGCATCTGTTGAAGAATTAGGAGATTAACAGTGCCAAAGGCAAAACGTAAACTAACAAACATTGACTTCTCTAGTGACGATGCTCATATTGCTCTTGTGCATAAAGAGCAGGGAGGGCCTGCTTCTGGTGCCGATTACGCTTTAGTCATTAAAGCTAATGCTTTTAGTCAAGACTTCCTTGAGAAAGCTACCAAAGTTAAAGTCACGATGGACATTCAGGACTTTCTTGCTAAGTTCTATAACATCTATTATGAAGACTCTGAGGTTCTTGCTCGTGTTATGGGTTTCGATACCGAACGAGAAGAAATCGAAAGTTACGAAGATTACATTGACAAGAAAGTAGCAAGTATTGAAATCATGAAGTCGCTTAAAGACGAAAAGACTCGTGATGTAAAACTTGCATCTCTTAGCGAAGATGATTATCTTGCTTTGTTGCAAGATCAAAGCCAGTTAGAGCAGTATGTTCTGAAGGCTGAACAAACAATCTCGGCTAGTTCCGATGATAGTAGCAACTCAACAGAATCAAAGCTCGTTGAGAATGAAAAAGTTGAGCCTGTTGCTGGCTCGGATATTGATAACTTGGAGAAATCTATGACTGTTACGACCGAGATGGTTGAAAAGAGTCAACTGGTTGCTGTCGAGAAAGCCCTGGCTGATACCAAGGAAGCTCTGACCAAAGCACTGGCTGATGTTGAAGTGTACAAACAAAAAGAAAAAGAAGCTGTTACCAAGGCGCGTTTTGCGAAGCTGGTTGACGCTGTAAAGGACGAAGACAAGGCTACTGCGCTGTTCAAGGCGCTGAGTCTGGTTGAAGACGAAGCTGAATTTGATGCTACCGTGAAAACGCTGGCCGATATGACCGCTGCTGTCGAGAAGTCTGCTCTCTTTGAAGAAAAGGGTGCTTCTGCTGAATCGGAAGCTGCTCCTAAAGAATCTGCCGTAGCCAAGGTTATCAAGGCTCGTCAAGCTGCTGCTAAACAAACTAAGGAATAATTAAGATGCCTCTGATCGCAACTTCCACTGACAGTTACACTCAAGCTGTCAAATATGAACTGGCCCCTGAAGTGGCCTTTTGCCGTGAAGCTATTACGGCTAACGAAACCGCTGCTAAGACCTATGCTGTGGGTACTGTTCTGGGTCTGGTGACCGCTACAGGTAAGTACAAGATTGCGGTGCAAACTGCTGCTGACGGTTCGCAAAACGCCGTTGCTGTTGTCGTAGAAGACAAGGCTGTTGCTGCTAACACTGACACCAAGGTTCTGGCTCTGGTGCGCGGTCCTGCTATCGTGTCGAAATCGGCTCTGAAGTTGGATGCCACTTTTGACCAGCCTGCTGAAATTGCTGCTGTGTACGCTGCTCTGGCTGCGAAGCGAATTCTGGCGAATGACGCCGTTTAATTAAAAAACTTGCGTAAGCTAATACCGGAAGATCAAGTTGAAAAGTTTCACTGTGATCTTCCATCTTCACCTAAGTTTGTCTCTAAGGTTGGATTAAGTTGGGGATATTTAACAGTACATAAGTTTGCAGGATACAACGCAAGAGGAAAAACAAAGTACTTTTGTAAATGTATCTGTAATAATTTTGTTATTGTAGATGTTTCAAATATGTCGCCAAGTAAGACAAGCAAAAAATCTGAAGATAGTTGTGGTTGTATGATGGGTAAGAGTTTTCTAAAACCTCTTTCAGAAATGATAAGTCGTGTAAAGAAAAACGTACCCTTTGAAATACTTGAGTGTTCAACATACTGGTCTTCCAAGTGGAAACTTAGATGCAAAGAGCACGGAGATTTTATCGTTAACTACTCTACGCTTCAAAGAGAGTGTGTTGCTTGCCCTGGTTGTACTGTTTACGGATACAACCCAAAGAAACCAGGAACTTTCTACATAAATGCTGTTTACAGCAAAGATGGTTTGGTTTGTTATAAATATGGTATAACAAACAAGAGTGTAGAAACAAGACTAAAACAACTAAAGCAAAACTCTGATTATCAGGTTGCTAACGTATTTAGTTACTCTAATGAAGACGGAAGCGTCGTAAAAGAGTTAGAAACTTTTGTCAAAAATAATACTAAAGGTAATTATCTAGACAAAAACAATTTCCGGGACGGTTTCACAGAAACAATACCTCCGGTGCAGATTATTGATTTGTATTGCTTACTAAACATCATATTTAAGGAAAATTAAAATGGCTATTATTCGCAGTTTCGACAAACCTTTCGAGGTGGTGGACCTTACAGCCGAGCTGAACCTGATCCCTAACACTTGGGGTCTGATCAACGAACTGGGTGTGTTTGCTTCTGAAGGTGTTGCTCAACATACTGTTACCGTTGAGTCGATGGCTGGTTCGCTAGCAGTTATTGCTGACCAAGTTCGTGGCGCTCGTAACAACGTTAACAAGGACGACCCGCGTGCCCTGCGCTCGTTCGCTATTCCGCACTTCCCTCTGGACGACTATGTTACTCCGCAAGACCTTCAAGGTAAGCGTGCATATGGTAACAGTGACGCTGCAGAAACCGAAGCTGCTGTTGTAGCTCGTAAGCTGGAGCGTATTCGTCGTAACCATGCTGTGACTCTGGAAGCTGCTCGTGCTTTTGCTATCACGACCGGTCAGATTTATGCTCCTAACGGTACTGTGGTTGGTAATTACTACACTGACTTCGGTATTACCCGTAAGGAACTTGACTTTGTGCTAGGTACTGCCGGTACTGAAGTTAACGAGAAGGCTGAAGAACTGATTGCTCACATTCAGGACAACATCCTGACTGGCGAAAACATTGCAGGTGTTGTTGCTCTGTGCAGTCCGCAATTCTTCGCTAAGCTGATCAAGCAAGCTAACGTCAAGGAAGCCTACAAGTACTATGCTAGCACGCAAGAACTGCTGCGTAACCGTCTTGGTGGTGGTAGCCTGTATCGTCGTTTTGAACACGGTGGTGTTACGTACATCGAATACCGTGGTTCGTACAACGGTACTGCTCTGATTCCTGCTGGCGATGCTTACTTCATGCCTACAGGTACTGTTGACACGTTCATTAGCTATTTCTCGCCTGCGAACAAGTTCTCGCATGTGAATACCGTTGGTGAAGAAGCCTACGTGTTCCAGTATCGTGATCAGAAGGATGAAAGTATCCTGCTGCAAAGCGAACACAACGCTCTGCATCTGGTTCGTCGCCCTGCTGTGATCTGCCGCGCATTTAGTTCCAACTAAAGCGATGAAGCCCTTCGGGGCTTCTACCTTAGCGTTATAGTATTAGCTTTAAGGTAGAATAAGGAGAGTATCGTGCTAAGGCATGAAACTGTTATGTCAATTTTAAGGTTTTACAAAGAGGAAGTACCTAGTAATTATGCTGACTATTGTGCTGTTTGCAATGTTGTATGGGAAACTGAAGAAGTAATCTGGCTGAAAGGCTTTCACGGTGAAATGCAGAGAAAGCATTTTCGGCATCTTCTGAAATGGTTAATCGACAACAAGATTAAATCAGTTAAAGCATATCGTTCTCCTAAGCATATCCTTCCTTTAGCTGTAGATCATCCTGGCGGATACTTTGAGATTAGAGTACAAGATTTAATAGACAGATTCGTAAAGGAAGCAGATGGCGAACGCTGAACAAATCATGCAGGTAAAATATGAATTGGGCGACCTTGATGTAGCGTTCCCTTTCTTGTCCGATTCAGAGTACAGCTACTTCATTGACAAGAACGACGGCAATATCCGTAGATCAATGCTCGACTGCGCTAAGACAATTCTTTTCAAGCTGTCAATGCGTGGTGACGAGACAGTAGATATCTTCAGCTTCAAGGGTGCAAGAGCAGCCGCTGAATACAGAGAAGCACTAAAGATGTTCATCAAGAACCCTGCCTTCAATCCTGCACTTACTCTGGCTAGTATCTTTGCTGGTGGTACTTCTGTATCAGATATGCAATCGAATCTTGAGGATGATGATGCAAACGCTGTAACTACTCCGTTAAGTCCAAAGCAACCGTTACCTACGAACTACTTTGAGATTTAACAAATGCAGAACTTTCTTAGATTAACTAAGCAAGCTATTAGCAGACACGGTACTGTAGTTACTTTTAAGCGCGTTTCTGTTCCTGTATATAATCAGTTCACAGGGCAAGCAACATCAACGGAAACAAACATTTCTATCAAGGTCTATCCTAAACAAGTTGTAGCAAATCAGTATAACATGCCTAATATGATAGGTAAAGAGCTTATTGATTTCTATATCTATGCTCCAGACGTGTCGAGTATTGCTCCCAAGATTAACGACAAGTTAAATCTTAACTCTGCAGACTATGTTGTTATGCGTGTAAGAGAACATCGAGCAGAGGGTGCTGTTGTTCTGTATGTAGTAAGTGCAGTTAAAACATGAAAGTAAGTTGCGATACTAAACCGTTAGCCAAACAGCTAAGGCAACTTCGTAAAGACGTTGAAAACAAGCTGCTGAATATGGTTGAAAGTGCAGCAGCTAAGTTGGCTGAAACTGCTGCAAAGAATACCCCAAGGGGTGATCCTGATGCGCTGGAAAATAGACCCAGTTATGCTAGCTACTATCGGCAGCGTTTCCAAAGATGGAGCATAGCAGAAGAAGTAGGTTTTCACCAAGGCTCTTGGGTATACACAGAAAATTCTGCTGACTTTGACCCTACGATTAACACAATTCAAAGTGTAACTCTTGGTGCGCAATCAGAAGCTAGACTTAATTATAAGCTAGGTGAAACTTTCTACATTGCAAGTAATGCTCCCGGTAACGAGTTGCTTGAAACAGGTTATTCGCCTAAAGCACCAAACGGTATCGGTAAACCTACTGTTCAAGAGATTATAGACATTTATAGGGTTAACCTTCAATCCTACTACAAATAGGAGCAATCGTGTCAATTCTAAAAACAAAGATTGCTCTTGAAACTAGACTTGTAGCCAACTTCCCCGCAATTCAAATTGCCCCGGAGGGTGTAACTTTCTTTACCCCTTCTGGTAGCTATTTCAGGGTTAACTTACAGGTTAACAGACCAGACGATCCGGTTCTAGGTTCACTGTATCGCAGAGAAAACATTACATTTCAGGTTTTCTGTGTTACAGATTCAAACAAGGGTACTGCTGCTGCTTTAACGCTTGCCGAGCAAGTTGCTGATGTATATCGCAGGGGTACTTTTATCAGCGTAGATAACTTGAGGATTCATGTTTTCAATACGCCACAGGTCGGCTCTGTTGTAGTAGCTGACAATAGACTTGTTGTGCCGGTACTTATTCCGGTTACGGTAGAGGTCCAAGTATAACGGTACAAGACTACCTCAGTGTCTAATCTGATAATCAATTTCACAAGGAAAAATTATGGCATTTAGTATTGGTATCGCCAAGAAGGTAGCTTACAAAAAGGAAACCGCTGGTCAGTGGGGTGTTGCTGCAGCATCTGAACCTTCTGGTTCTGCTAAGTATCTTCGTCGTGTGACTTCTAGTTTTAACCTCGACAAAGAGGCTTATGAGTCGGCCGAAATTCGCACTGACTATCAAATTGCAGACTTCCGCCACGGTGTTCGCAGTGCCAGTGGTAGTCTGAGTGCTGAACTTTCTCCTGGCACATATGCAGACTTCGTTGCTTCTGCTGTCGCTAAGGCTTTTGCTGTTGGTGGTACTCTTTCT